TCGAGAAGGCGTTCAGAAAATCACATGGGTATCTCGCTGTATCGATGCAATCGCTGGAAACCAAGCTCGCCTAGGAATGATCCTGCGGAAAAATAATTCGCAGGATGGCCGAATCATTAGGCCACGAAATAACCCGCTACTCAACATTTTAAACACCTCAGCGAACGAAGGAGAAAACTCCTTCATCTTCCGTTATCGCCTCTCTTCGCAGCTTCTCATGAGCAGCAGGGGAGTATTCATTGAGAAAGTTCGTGGCCGCAACGGAGAGATCATTGCTCTGCATTTGCTGCCACCGCAACACACCTCCCCTATCCCAGATCCTAAAAAGTTTGTTTCCGGTTTCGAACTGAACATGCCAAACGGCATGCGTCAGGTACTTAAGCCAGAAGACGTTCTTTGGATTCGTAAGCCGCACCCGCTGGATCCATACTTGTCCTTAACTCCCATGGAGTCTGCTGGTATTGCAATTGAGATCGAAAACCTAGCCAAGGTCTACAACCGCAATTTCCTACTCAATGATGGTCGTCCTGGTGGACTTCTAGTTTTGCGTGGTGAGGTTGATGACGACGACAAGGATGAATTGCGAAATCGCTTCAGAGGCAATCTGAACAAGGTTGGTTCGGTTTCTGTCGTTTCTTCCGACGATGGAGTTGACTTCGTTGACACGTCGAGCAACCCGCGAGACGCCGCTTATATCCAGATGCGCCAAATCACCAAAGAAGAAATTCTTGCTTCGTTTGGCGTTCCGGAATCAGTGATCGGCAATGCCTCGGGCCGAACATTCTCTAATGCGGCCGAAGAACTTCGGGTGTTCTGGATGGAGACAATGATGCCTCACCTGATGCTCATTGCTCGAGCTTTGGACGATCTGGATGCCCAGAACTACGTTGACTTCGATGTTGCCAATGTGCCGATTCTGATTATCTCCAAGCAAGAGCGGGAGCGATACTCCCTGGAGGAGTACCAGAACGGCTTGATCTCAGCGAATGAATATCGTGAAGTCACGGGCAAGAAGAAGGTTGAGTCGGAGCTTGCCGACAGCCTGCTGTCGAACCCGAACTTGACGCCCATCGCGAATACTGAAAAGCCCTTTGAACCGCAGGGTCAGCAGCCAGTTGATATGGCTGGTGGCGCGCCTGGAATGCCTCCTGGCGCAGAAGCCCCAGGAGCCGCACCCGGAATGCCGGGCCAAGAAGGCGTTCCAGGACAGGATGGAATGGGCGGTCCGGATATGAGTGGCTACTCCACTCCTCCGCCTCCACTTGGAGCAGAGCAGGGAGGTGCGATGCCGTCCGCCGATTCGGCAGGCATGATCGCCCCAGGCATTTCTGCCGCAGACCTACAGACAGGAGCCATGGCCCAGCCTGGCGGAATGCTGAGCGCACTTGACTCAAGTATTAGCACCAAGTCTGAGAACACTGCAATAACCGAGTGGGACGTCAAAGCAGAAGAAACCACCGAACGATGGACCGAAATTCTTGATAGGTCCCTTGAGCGATTCTTCGAGCGACAGCAGCGAGTGGTCCTAGAAAAAGCCGCCGGATCAAAAGCAAAGAAGGCTCTTGAAAAGGGCAATCTTTCCGTAGATGCCATCTTTGACATCGATGTTTGGGCCAAGCAATTAATAGAGGACACTAAGCCCGTCATAAGCGCCATTGCACTGGACGCTATGGCAAGCACCACCGAAGAGGGTGAAGAGCAGGGCATCCAGGAATCCGAGGAGTACAAGGCCTACCTGGAAGCGCAGACAGAGCGACTTCAGAAAGTAAATGAGACAACCAAGGAAGAAGTGACTTCGGCCCTGCTAATCGCAATGGCTCTTGGTTCTGACGAAGATCGCTCCGCAATGCTTCGAGCTGCTCTTATTGCTGTCTTCGCCAACCTGCTTGGTAAAAAGAGGCGCAACATCGCAGAACACGAGGCACAGACAGCATTTAATGCTGGCGTTTATTTCGGTGGAAGAGACAAGGGCCTGGCCAAGAAAACCTGGGTCACCAGAAAGGATGCTCGCGTCCGTCCAGAGCATTTGGTCCTGCAGGGCAAGAGCGTTCCGATTGGCCAGCCTTTCTCTGTTGACGGCGCAACCCTAAGGTTTCCCGGAGATCCACTTGCCCCACCGCACCTGACCATTAATTGCCGCTGCAAACTACGGTTTCAGTAAACCTTTCTTTAAACGTTTACTTAAACCAATTTAGTAAAGGCGATTAGTTGCATCTCATCCGTTGGTGATTGGTTTATTATTGACCTGGAGCAGGGAGAAATATGTCCAATATTCTTTTCAAACAGATGACCGGTCAGGTCAATATCGATGAAGCAGAAGGCATCGTCGAGTGTTTCGTAGCAGGCATTGGCAATAAGGACTCGGTGGGCGACATTTGCGCCCCTGGATCCTTTAATGCCAGCTTGCGGCGTCGTACGCCTCGTGTTGTCTGGGGCCACGACTGGAACCAGCCAATCGGAAAAGTCCTGGAAATTTACGAAGTTGGCGCAAACGACCCCCGACTTCCTAAGAAGATGAAGGCTGCAAACATCGGCGGCCTCTACGCTCGCGTTCAGTTCAACCTGAAGAGCGAAAGAGGGCGTGAAGCATTTGCTTCTGTTTCTTTCTTTGGCATGGATCAGGAGTGGTCCATTGGATACAAGACGCTAGATGCCGTATTCGACAATGCCCGTCAGGCAAACATCCTCAAGGAAGTTGAGCTTTACGAAGTAAGTCCGGTTCTGCACGGCGCAAACCAGCTCACTGGAACCATTTCAATCAAATCAGACTCAGCGGTACTCGATCCAGTGGAAGAGAAGGCCAGCAAGAAGCCCATAAAAGACCCAGACGGTGGGTTGACTGCCGCTGGTCGCGAATATTTCAAGCGGACAGAGGGTGCAAACTTGAAGCCTGGGGTCAAGGGTCCAGCCGACACCCCAGAAAAGATGCGTCGCAAGGGTTCATTCCTGACCCGCTTCTTCACCAACCCGTCGGGTCCGATGGTCGGCGACAATGGCAAGCCAACCCGCTTGGCCCTCTCTGCTGCCGCCTGGGGCGAACCAGTGCCAAAGAATGCAGAAGATGCCGCCGAGCTGGCCGCTAAGGGCCGTCGCCTTCTGGAGCGATACAAGAACCAGAAGGAAAAAGACGCCAAGGGCCATGGCGGAGAATATGGAAGCTCAAAGCCAGAACGTGGCGAGAAGTTCATGGGCATGCTCGCCCGAGCAATTGCCAACGAAATGGACGCACCCGTAAAAATTCGAACCGCCGAAGACAACATGGTTGTTTTCGACATCATGCGTGATGGCCAAAAGCAGACTTTCCGGATGGCCTACCACGATGACGATGGTGACTTCATGTTTGGTCGCTCTGAGCGAGTCAAGCCAGAGACGGTATACCTCCCAATGGGAGAGGTTGGTCCTGGTCACGCCTTCTCCGGTGATGAGAAGTCGGCCGAAGAAGATTTCGCTGACTGGATCGAAGACATGATCGACTTCGCCCACGACGAGGACGAGTTCGGGTCAAAGATTGACGAAGAGGCATTGTCGGCAATCGCAGAGCTAGTTTCTTCGGATATCGAAGTCAAGGTAGGTCGTGTACTCAGTGGATCGAACCTTGAAAAGCTCAACCAGGCAATTGGCTTGCTCCGAGAAATTGCTGCTGCTGGTGGACGTGAAGACATCGAGATGAAAACCCCAGATCAGATGATGATTCCGGCCGAACAGAAAAACCTATTCGAGCTTCGAATGCACCTCGATCCAATTTTTGATCACTACGGCGCAAGCGTCATTTGCGAAGAGGGTGGCATTCGTGTCAAGTCCCTTAGTGGCGACCTGGAAAGCTTCGAAGCCGCCGTCTCTACGGCCCTAGGGGGTTTCCGCCGCCCTTTTGATTTAGCGGGGGGACAGCAGGAAAAGGCTTTATTCAGGCGGGCAAAGCGTGGCGCTCGAAGGGCAGTCACCCCTGGTGGTGGAGGTCGCGGAAAGCGCAAGTTGCGAGGTGGTGCGCCAGATAAGCCCGCCTACGACGGCGACAATGACGGATTCATCACAAACCCCCTAACCGGGCGAGATGAAATTCCCTGGAACAAAGACACCGAAAGCCCTGAAGAGGCGATCAATAAGTTTTTCCGTCGCGGTGGAGCAACAAGAAAGCGCGGACTGACTGGCAAGCCAATCGAAGCTCGCCCGAAACAGCGGCAGCAAGCAAAACCAAAAGCCAAGCCCCTCTCCGACAAAGAGCGAGGCGTTGAAGCTTTGGCCGGATTCGACAAAATTAAGCTGGGCGACACGCTGCCAGATAACTGGGATGACCCGACCAAGAAGCTTGGCGCCCCACGCTGGCAAATCATCAAACTTTCCAGAATGGAAGATGGCCGCTACCAAGTGACGCTTGGTGATCTTTCGATGGATAAGCCGGGTGGCCGAAAGACGGTTGTTTTTGCCGGAGATGAGGAATTTCCTAACGTGAGCAGGCCATATCCAACTCCGGCCGCTCGTGGCGTAGCCAGGACGGATAGGGAGGGTCGCCCAAAGCCCTCGGTTGATGCATTCGAACCCGAAGACGGAATGACCCCACCATTCGATCCGAGTACACGCAAACCAGCTGAGAGGAAGCCCGCCAAGAAGCCATCCGCAACACCTCAGCAGATCGACATGCCCGACCCTCGCCTGAACCGCTTCGGAAGTACCGGCCCAATAGAGCGACCACAAGAATTCTATAATCCGGCAAAACCTTTTACCTGGCCCAAGGATGAATCGAACACGATCCTCCCCGTTGAACGATTGACCGACGATGACCTGCAAGCTGCGGTTGACTACTGGAATTCCGTACCCGACTCGGC